CACCCTGCAATAGCGGAATCATTCTGATAAACGCATTGCTGCCCAGATCGGATGCTGCGGCCGCCTGCTCTGCTGGGGTTTTGAGATTCTTAAACTCGTCGGCAATGAGCGCGAGCTGCTGATCGAGCGGAAGCGACGCCAGGTACTGCGCGCTAATGCCGAACTTATCCAGCGTGGCTTTTGCCTGCCCAGTGCCGTCGGCCGCCTCACCAACCCGCTTCTGGAAGGTCTGCATTAGCTTGTTGAATTTTTCGGTTTCAACGCCGGCAAAATTGGCCGCCAGTTGCAGCGATGCTAGCTCGCTGGCTGACGTGCCCAAGGTCTGCGACATCTTGCCTAGCTTGTCGGCGCTATCAAGCGCGCTCTTGGCGAGCGCTCCGAGACCAGCCACACCTGCAGCCGCGCCAATGGCGCCGGTCATACCGCCAAGCGAACGCTTGACGCTGTCAATGCCCTTTTGCGCCTTATCAAGATTGGTGCGGAGTGATCGGACCGCCTTACTGGTGTCGTCCTGGCCCCGGAAGATTAGCTTGAGAACTTCGCTTGCCATTGTTAATGGCCTCCTTTCGCGCCTGGTCCTGCTCCTCTTGCCGCAGGCGCAGGAAGATCGACCACTCTACAAACTCCTCGACGGTCATGTCCTCCTCTAGCTCGGCGACAGTGCGACCGAGCATCTCAGCGAGGATAAAGCGGAACTTTCGATCCGCCGAGTCCTTTAGTTTTTTTCGAGATCAACCTCGCTGACCGACATGATCGTCGTCGCAATTCTCGAAACAACCGACGCATCAACGCTGTTGCGAAGTGCGTTTTTGTCCTCAATGGTAAAAACTTTGTCGCCATTCTCGTCGATTAACTTCATCACGAGAACCTCGGCCAGCACATCGACCTCGCTCTGCTTCTCAGCCACATACCGAATGCGCGACTGGTCCTTGAGCGTAAACGGCGTTGAGTAAACGACCAGCGGCTCAACTAGGTCGCCGTTGTCGTCATACTCGCCCCACTCGGGAACCTCGATGCGCTTGAGCGGCTTAGCTTTGAAATGCTCGGTCGCCCGCGAGATGACAGACGACCGAGTTGGCTTTTTGGCAGGCATTAAACAGTGCTCTCAGTCAGAGCGCCATTGCCCTGCAGCGAGAGCGACGCCTCAACCATGCCATCAAACGAGCTGTTGATCGTGCGGCTGGTGACAATCGCGCTGCCGCTCAACGTATGTGAGCCGCTGGTGTCGCCCTCAACGTAGAAGGTCACAGTCGCCTCAGCGCCGGGTACCAGTGTCACCTGGCCGTTGGTATCGGTATCGTCGAAAAACACGTCCACAGAGCCGCTCCAGCTCTTCAGTGACGTCTTAAACGTGCGATACGTATCGCCCATCGCGGTATCTTCAATCGTGTCGCTAGTCTCGTCCACGCTGAAAGAGCGGATTTCTGCAATGTCGTTGGCCCCGACCTTTACGGTGCCGCCGTTTCCTTTAATCGTTGCCATCTGTTAGACCCTCGTCCTCAGTTGCGGATTCCTCCGCGATTTCGATCTCGGCGGCTGCCTCGACCTGTTGCGCCGGTGCATACAGCGACCAGCCCTTCATGATGAGCCGACCGGCGTCGAGCTCGTAAACTTCAACCGAATCACCGCCAGCCGGCGAATAAACTTTTACCCTTGCGGTCATCTGACCTCCTATGCCGCCGTCTCTGCGGCGCCCTCAACGGTCATATAGTCCACGCGAACCGTGACCCTACCCATCGCCACCGGCTGATCGCCATCGCCGTTAAAATCGGCTTCAAAGCCAGTGATCGTGGTGTCCTTTGCCAATGCACCGCGCGTCACATCAGCGCTGAGCGCATCTTCAATCTCTGCCGTGATAGTATCAATTTCGTTGTCAAAATTCGATACCCCCTTGACATACGCCTCAACCTTTATTTCTAGCGATCGCATTTGTGTGCGTGGCGGCGTGATTGTTACGGTCTCGACCTCCTCGGCATCAGTATAAATGAGCAGCCCAGGCAGCTTATCCTCGGCGATCGGGTATACGCGCGTGCGATAGATTCGCGCGCCGGTCGTCGTCAAACCGGTCAGCGTGGTAACAATGTTGTCCCTGATCTGTTGCCTAACATGTGCCATGTCACTGTTTCTCTAGTTGCAGCATGGTCAGTCCTGTGCCGTCCTGCATAACGACTCGGATGACATAGTTTTGACCGCCAATCGTCAGTGTGTCGCCCTCGCCGGCAGCCGATAGATCGCTCGAGCGACCGTGAAACGTCGGCGACGTTGCCGCAAATGACACACCGCCACCGGCCTCGATCTCCTCGTAATCGTCCTCAAAAATGCCATTGACCTGGCTAGTATCGCCGTCAATGGTTAGCGTCGCCTCAGTGCCAAAGTCATCAACGGCGAAAAAGATCGCGCGCTCGTCGTCTGTCTCTACTGCCATCCCGGTATCTCCGTCTGATGCCAAGGTCTAGGCTTGCCGTGAAAACAAACGATCGACGCCTGGCGCCAATCGCGGCCTGCCCTTACATCTGCTTTGTAGGATAGCACGCCATCGCTAAAGTCCTGAAAGTATTCCGCGCGCCTGACGACCTTCTCAAGATAAGTCTGATCACATGGCGCCTCGCGCATCGGTCGCCCTGATTGTGCAGCGCGCCAGATATACGACACATCGCCAGACCAGTACATAAGCCCCGAACCCATCGCCTTGGGGTTTTTCTTGCCGCGATAAAAGTCGCGCAGGATCACAAATTCCTTGCCAGAAATTCGACCGAGTAACTCATCACAACTACCCACAACCGCCGTGTCCAGGTCCATGTACAGCACCGGGCCATACTGTCGATATAGCTCTAGTTTTGCCCACCAGCCGGGTAGATCAGTTTCCAGCGGTATCACCCGACAGTCTGGGTTGACGTCGCTCAGACACCAAAAATCGGCTTGTGGTATATGGCGCTCGACCTGCTTTCTGAGCGCCTCAACGTGCCACTGCTTGTATTCGCCGCCAGAGCGTAGAACCGTTAAGACTCGTAATCTATCTTCGTTTTGCGCTTGTAGCTGCGGCGCTTGGTCAACGTCTCTGGCTCTGACTTTTTTACGCCGATCGCCCGATTGGTATCGATGACCTGCGGCTCCACATAGGTAACCGCACGACCTCTTGAGATCAGCCACTTGGCATCCACATCGCTCACATCGAGCACATCGCCAGCCTCGCGATGATCGCCGGTCCAAACGACCGAGCTCGTCAATCTGACTTTCATTGGTGTATCTCCTTCAGCCTGCCGGATACGAAAAATACCCGCTCTGGATGCTGCAGTTTATCATCTAAAAACGCCTTGAGCTGTGTCAGGTCATTAGTCGCCAGGTGATGACGCTGCATCTTGAGCGCCTGCGGACCTTCCCACCAATACTCTCGGTCAGCCGGTCGCTTTTGATACTGATCCATCCCGCAAACGTCGATGCGCTCAAAGCCAAGATAATCAGCCACCCATATCGCCAAGAGCCCAGAATAGCCGATCGGCGGCGCCACGCCCGCGTGGACGACATTACTGCCGCAGTGTTTGCGCTTTTTGGTGATGAGCGTAATGCTGGGAATGGTCGATACAATCTCGTGCAAATGGCTGTCCAAATACACCAGATAGTCGAGATCGAGAATCATCGAATGCTGGTTGATGCCGATCAGCCGATCGACCGGCTTAATAGCGCGCACATCATTTGGCAAACTAACGCCGCCGCCAAGCACTGCGCAGGTCTCGCCCTTGTGTTTACCCTTTATCTGCTCGATTTCCATAAGCAAAAAAAAGGCGCCCGTAGGCGCCTCTCGGTATTGGCCGTTAGGCCGTTGTGACGTCTTTGATTGCAGCGAACGACTCGGCGTGACGTACAGCGACGTCAATATCCTGGTACATCGCCACACGAACCGCGCCAGTAGCGCTGCCAGTGTAGGGATCGACCAAAATGTCCAAGCCCCCGAACATTCCAATCATGAGCGAGCTATAGTCGCCGAAGATAACCGCCGAGCAAACGCTCGAGCTTGTACCTTTGGTGAGATCACTTGGCACCAGCGTGGTGCTGGCGACGTTGTAACCCAAGACAGTATTGCTGTCGTTCATGATGAAATTGCCCTCAACACCGCTGGTCTGGCGTGGCGTCTGACGCATAGCTGCAACCACTTTGGGGTTGGTCAGGTATGCCAGGTTGCCGGCCAGTGCGTTGTCGATAGCGACCTCACGCTCAAGGTCAACCAATGACGAGAACGTGATTGCCCCACCATTGCTGCCCAAAGCTACGCTTCCGATGCCGTTGGTACCCAAGATACCGGTAGGCTCATTGGCACCGCCGCCCTCGATCGCAACCTCGTCGAGCTTGCTCGCGAACTGGCGAGTCATGTCGTCGCGGATGACCTGCTCAACCGAAGGATCAGACTGCATCATCAGCTTACGGCCGATATCGACATACTGAACCATCGTCTTGGGCGTCATAGTCACCTGACGGAATGACGGCGCACCCTCTGAACCCGGCGCGTTGTTCTCAGCCACGAAACCGACAGCGGTTTTCGCATTCAGCGCAGGAATGGCGACGTCGCCCTTCAAGCCCTGCATCATGCGAGCACCCAAGCCAGAGATCACCAAGTTAGCGCGTAGCGCGTCGATGAACTCACCACCCAAGTGATCCTCGGGTACCAGGTTGCTGCCGTTAGCAGGCGATGCGGTCGTAATGTCGCGCTTGAAGATGGTGGTCGGTACAAAAAAGCCCTTCGGGTCTTTTCCGTAACGCTTCGCCAGCTCCTCAGAGACTTCGCGCTCGAAACCGTCGAAACGGCCCTTGGCGGCGCTCTGGATTGCGCGGGTTAGCGAGTAGGCGCGCTGCTCTTTTGCAGTGAGCTCAACATCGGCAAAGTCAATAGGCTTGTCTTGGATGTGATCCAATAACGCGCCACGGAACTGTGCCAGGCTCATGCCCTGACGGATGCACTCATCGGCGAAGTCACGTTTGTTGTGACGTACAGCGATGCCCAGCATTTCGTTGATTTCTTTGGATCGTTCGGCCGCCGCTTCCGCGCGCACCTGATCCAGATCGACTTGATCGGTCATTTCGACCTCCTTTGCGATTGGTTTAATAGTTGCGTCGTCGGAGACTTCGACCGAGCGCCCGACGCCAACTGACGGGTCGGCGGGTAGGCTTACGATTGAGACCTCCAGAATTTCGGTATCTGTTACCCGGTACAAATCCTGTTCCTTTGTATCGCGCTCCATCTTCCGAACTTTGTAGCCGATGCTGACATTTGATCGGATGCCGTCGACTACGTCTCTATAAATCTCGTCAGCCAGTGGACCCCTTCCGAAGCGCACCGTCGCGCGGAGACGCCGCGCCGAGCTGTCGAGATAAACAGATTCTACCACGCCGATCTGTCGCTCTGGATCGTGGTCCAGTAGCAGCGGCGCCCTGCCTGATTGCAGAAATTCCAAGTTGAGTGTTTCGGGTGAGTGTACGATCATCTCGCGACCGAATGAGCGCTCCACCTCGCGCTCGCTTGAGATCGACATACGCACCCGGCGATCGT